TTTTTGTTTTGGACTTGGTGTGATCAGCTTAAATAATTCGTTTTTATCTGCTTCGGATAATTTACTCACCAAATATTTAAACAATCCTTCTTTTGTTAATTTGCTGGTGCTGGTTGTATGGCTAAATTCTAAATTCATTACAAATTTATGCCCACAATCAGGATTTCTGCAGGTGCAATACAATTTCTTAAAATTGCTGTGAATATTTTCAGTTTTTGTAATAAATGCCTTTGAGCCACATTCGCAATAAATATCTAAAATTTTAGCCATAACAAGTAACCTTTATAACACTTAAATAATTGATAATTATAGCAAAAAATGAATTGCTTTTCTTTTGAATTATTCTGTGATTTGTGGCTTTTTAAACTTGACTTGCATTGATTTTTTAATTTCAAAATCGCTGTTAATTGCCTCTTCGATAATTTCTTGTAAAGGGAATACTTCGTCGAGTTGATAAGCCTCACGATATTTCAGGGGGTCGCCTAATCCACCGCTATTGCTTGGGATAATGCCGCCTAATCCGGGTGGGAATCGGTGAGCAGTTAAAACATCTTGTGCAGAAATATTTTTGATATTCGCAAATTCATCTTTTGTGCCGGTATCGCCAATCGGAATCAGCTTAACTCCATCGGGGCTGCCATCGGGAATGTTAATAAACATAGATTTAAAATTCCCGACACCTTTTGACTTTTCTATTTTTTTGCGGATTTCATCTTCCATATCCTCCGATAAATCAGGGTCAGTAGTGTAAAGAATAAATCCCATATGGGCCCCATTGCTAAAATAACGGCGGCGAAATGTAGTGGCATCGGAGTTAAGCAAGGCGGATTGAATACCGCCGACATAATCAGGTGAGCCGTAAACTTGCTGAATAGGGTCATACAGTTTGATGAAGATAATATCTTTTTCGCTATATTGGTAGATTTCCGATGCCGTATCATAGAGCGATTTTTTCATTAAATAGGAATAGCTACCGTCTTTTTTTACTCGCATATAAAGCGATGATAACGGGTGTAGTTTTACCACTTGCCCAAAGCCATTGCGTAATTTTAACAATGCTACGTCACCAAACTGAATTAAATTTAAACAGGCTGCCCGCATTTCCATTCGTGAAAGTGTCGGGCCACCTAAATAGCCACTACTCACCATATTTGACCGGCTATTTAAAATGCCGCCGTGTTGTGCATTTTGATATGGCAATTTCGCTAATGCGTGGCGATTAATTGGAGGTAAATGGCAGTTGTAATGATTGTCGAAACCTAACCCAACATAATCTAGTGCCGGGGCTGCGGACATTTCCCAGTTTCGGTCATTTATGGAAAATAATTTCATTCCATTCTGTTTTGTTTGTTGTGCTTTTTTTGATTTTGTCATAATTAAATACCCCAGCTACTACGCCGTTTTTTCGTGGTTAAAGATTTTTTGTTAATTGCATTACACATAGCCCAAAATACATCAGCGTGCTGATTCTGTGCTGTACGTTCTGCAATAAAAGTCGTTTTCTCGCCCGATCTTGTTGTGGTTTGCTTCACCATCAAAAATGAGGCGGCAATATCAATTTCTTTATTCGACCAAGCGATATTTTCAGATGTCACCAAGTCGTGCATTTTTAATACCATTCCTGTCTTAACTTCCGGATTATAATTAAGTGGCACAGCCTCACGCCGGGCAAATTCTTTCACTTCTTCATACACGCCATAGCCGACTCCGGTCGCATCTATCCCTAAATAAGTGATATTGTATTTTTCAAACAACCCTTTTATTTGTTGTGCCTGCCATTTATACGATAAGCCGTGCCATTGGTGCCGCTCTAAAAGCCTGAATTTTTCTTTCGGCAATACAGGAGGTGCAATAATCACAAAACAGGCGGCATCTTGGCTATGTGCTGGGTCATATCCAGCCCAAACTTCACGCATTCCAAAGGGGTGTTCTGCACCAGCTTCAAAGTCTTTCCACGTTTCAATATCTACGCCGCATTTGAGTAATTCACTGATTTTGAAAATGCTGTTTGCATCATCAATCCATACGCACATAAATAACTGGTTAAAAACGTGCCGATTGTATTTCTGCTTAAGTTTTTCAATATTAAATAAATCGCAACCGCCTTTTTCTGCATCTTCAATGGTAACGACATAACGCCATACACCGTCCGGACAAACTCGCCCGCCGTCTCGATATTCCTCAAAGGTCGGGAAAATCACATTCTTGCGTTTAGGGTCATCACTTTTCCATTTATCACCCGACCAAAACGCATAAGATGGGTGAAATTTTGAGGATGGCGTAGAAAAATACGTTTCACGCCATCTTTCGTGCGTAGCCATTGCTGAAGATACATCGTGGAAACGATTAAAATCACGAATCCAAGCATATTCATCACCGTAAACGTGGCCGCTATTACCTTGTGCGGTATTCGCATTTGTGGCTAAAAAATGCAATTCAGCCCCATTGCTTAAAATAATCGGATTGCCCTTTAGCTCTACATCGAAATACTGGCGAGCCATTTTTACAATGTAGTTTTTAAAAATTTCCGATTGTCGCTTGGAGGCAGATAAGAAAATTTGGTTATCACCGGTTAAAACGGCATCTTCAAACCCTTCAAACGAAAAGTAATAGGTCATCCCGATTTGTCGGGATTTTAGAATATTTCTAACATCCTGATGTTTATTAGCCCTTGCGTGTTTCTGATAGTCAAAAAGTGAATCCACAAACGGCTGAAACATTTCAGGCGTAATATGCGAAATATCGTTTTTAACCTTTTTCTTTTTCTCGCCCTTTTCAGACTTTGATTTTGCCCCATCGCCGCTATCAGCAAAATTTGCAAAACTTTCACCAAAATTGACCGCTTGCTGTTTAGCCTGCTTAGCCTGTTGGGTGGCTCGGAGTTTTTTATACTCCAAATCCTTATCAATTAAGGCATTCAGCTCTTTAATTTCATTTTCGCTTTTGCCCTCACGTTCGGTTAAGGCAACGATACGCAAAGCGATTAATTCTTCAATGCCGCTTTCACTAATTAAGTTTCGCCAGTTGTATTTTTCAGCCCAGTAGTAAATAGGGCGGGTCGAGTTTAAGCCTAATTCGGCTGCAATCTCTTTGGGCGTATGTTTTTTTAAATACAAGAATTTTGCGGCGTAAATCGTTTCATCATCGTAACGCGATGATTTACGCATTCTTAATTTTTTCTCTGCCATATCTCTTTATTCTTATTTTTATTGGATATACAGCCGTATTTTGGCAAGAAACAAGCACAATTTATTGTGCAGTTTTTCGGATATGGTCGGATATAACGCAAATTTGCTTTATATCCGAATAGAACAGAAATTAACCAAGTGAAAAGCCTAAAAAATTAAGTAAAAATGCCGATATTGACAGATTTCAACTTACAAAGGCAGTTATGACTACAGCAAATAAAAGCAAATTGCGTACTGATTTTATTTGTATCGCAACATCCGGCACAACAGTAGATGGTCGTGAAATCACTAAGCAAGAATTGCTGGATATGGCAGAAACCTATAGTACGGATTTATATACTGCGAATATGTGGCCTGAACATAGACGTTGGTTTAACTTTGGGCAAGTGCTAGAAGTAAAAGTAGAAGAAGTATCGGGTGAATTAAAACTCTTTGCCGTACTTGCACCAAATGATCATCTTATTAGCTGGAATAAAGATGGGCAATATCTATTTACTAGTATTGAAATTACCCCGAATTTCCGAGGTAGCGGCAAAAGTTACCTTACCGGCTTAGGCGTGACCGATTCACCGGCATCTGTAGGCACTACTCAACTACAATTTAATATTAAAGATGCACCTCAAAATACAGTGGCAGGTGAATACACTCAAATCAATCTTGCTTTAAATGACAAGCAAAATGATGAAGAAAAGTCTTTTTTTAATATGGTAAAAGCCTTTTTTACGCAACATAGTGAAAAAGAGCCTGAAACAACCCAGGTAATTCCCCAAAACAATAATAACAAAGAGGAAAAAACAATGGACGAAAAGCAATTTTCACAGCTTCTTAATGCGGTGAATGGCTTAGGTGAAAAAGTGGAAAAATATTTCACTCAAACCCCTGCCACGCCGGCACCAGAGCCAGCACCGAAGCCGGAAGAGCCAGCTCAAACACAAGGTATTACAACAGAACAATTTAACCAATTATCGACAGCAGTAAGCGAATTAAATAAAAAATTCGATGCATTAGCTGAAGTTAAAACACCTGTTCCGGGTGGTGTACCTGAAACCAAAGAATTTAATACGGCGGTGTAAGAATGAATAGTGTAGCAGCAAAACTCTTTTATGCGTTAGTAACTAACGCAGCTAATTTTTACGGTGCAGACCCAAATTTAGCGTTAGCCGGTAAGCAATACAATATTGAAACCTCAAAAGCGGTTGTATTACTTGGTAACATCCAAAGCCGTTCGGATTTCTTAGAGCAAATCAATGTTATCACGGTAAAAGATGTTGAAGGTGATCTCATTTATGGCCCGGCTGAAGGCGGTATTACCGGTCGTAAATCAGAAGGCCGTTTCCGCAAGAAAGTCAGTGCCAACGGCTATAAGTACAAATTAGCCGAAACCGATTCAGGCGTGTTAATCCCTTGGACTAAAATCAGCCAATGGGGGCATTTATCTGAACAGTTCGCAAGCCTTTATGCTGAATATGTTCAACGTCAGATTGCCTTAGATATGATTAAAATCGGTTTCTACGGCGAATCTGTAGCAACAGATACGACAGACAGTAATCTTGCTGATGTAAATAAAGGTTGGTTACAGTTTGTGCGTGACAATAAACCGACCCAAATTTTAACTAAAGGCAAAAATGAAGGTGAAATCCGCATTTTTGGTGACGAAGGCGATTATAAAAACCTTGATGAATTAGCGTATGACTTAAAGCAAGGTTTAGCAGAAGTACATCGTGATGCCGGTGATTTAGTTTTCTTGGTCGGTTCAGATTTAGTCGGCAAAGAGGCAAGCCTTGTTTATAAAGGTAACGGCTTAATTGCTACCGAAAAAGCAGCATTAAATACCCAAGATTTAATGAAAACCTTCGGCGGTATGAAGGCAATGTTAGTGCCAAATATGCCACCACGTTTAGCGGTAGTAACCAGCCTTAAAAACCTATCAATCTATACGCAAGAAAACAGCGTGCGTCGTGGTATGAAAGACGATGATGAGTTGAAAGCGGTTAAAGATTCATACTGGCGAATGGAAGGCTATGTGGTTGAAGACCCAAGCAAATTCGCAGCGATTGAGTTTAAAAATGTAAAACTGTTAGAAGCAGACGGAAGCTATAAATAATTATGGGAATGCGTGAATTTCAAGCTCAAATGCGAGCATTACAGGAAATTGAACAAAGCAATGAGAATGCGGCTACTAAACAAGCTGTGATTGCCAAGCACGGAAGCGATTATTCCGTGTTACAAATTGCTTTGGTTAATGATGTAAACCGAATTCGTGCATTACCGACATTAGCACTTCGTGCGGAAGAGAAACGTAATGTATTTCTTCCGCATTGGCTCCCGTTTGTGGACGATTATTTCAACAAAGGCGAGGTTTACCAAAATGACATACTGGGCTATTGCATCGTGTATCTGTTTGATATTGGTGATTTTGACCGGGCATTATCCCTTGCTGAAAAGGCAATCGCTCAAAATCAGTCGTTGCCCGATGATTTTCGTTCTACGCTGCCCGCATTCACAGCAGACCAAATTTACAAATGGACAGACAAAACAGCCACAGCCGGTCAATCCGTTGAGCCATATTTTACGCAGACTTTGCAAAACGTGGCGACTAAGTGGAAGCTGCACGAAATCAAAGTCGCTCAATGGTTGAAATTAGCTGCCGCACTCCTATTGCGAAATGAGGTAGGACGAGTACACGCAGCAAGTGTGAATGACCCATTAAAATTGATTATGGCTATTCAATTATGTGTAAGAGCATTCCAGCTACATCACAAAGTGGGTGTTAAAAATATGGTTGAACGTTGCATTATGCGGCTAAACGCATTGCAACAAACAGGCGAGTATCAGCCTGAAAAATTCCCTCCAGTGGCTAGTTTAAGTTTGGAAAAAGTGGAAATTGATTTTCCGTTACTTATTGAAAAACTTAAATCTAGCCAACTTCAGGAGGCTAAATAATGTTTAACGGCAGAACGACAGAATACGATGATATTTCCATCACAAATAACGGATTTTGGCCCGATGTGAATGTGCAAGAGTTTCAGAAACAACGTGCGATTCCATTACAGATTCCGCTTGAGATGGTTAAAGCATCGCTTATATCAGCTATGCAGCAAGTGAATTTAGACCTTGTTGAAGTTGAGAAAAAACACCTAGATAACGGTATTGAAAATGCTGAACAAATATCAGCAGTAACCGTGGGGGGCGAAAATTACGCCCAAACGCTTTACAAAAAAGCAGTATTTGCAAGAGCCAAACACGAGCTTTTGCCCGAATTTAATACATTGTCGGGGCGAGAAGTCCATCAAAACCGACAGTATGCAGAAGAACAAAAAAGCCTTTTAGCTGAAGCCACTCACGCAATTAGGGTTCTAAAAGGCAAAAAAAGAGGCAGTGTATGTCTGATTTAAAGCGGAAGTTTCTTTATCAACAATTAACCGATTTTTTACTGACAAAGCTGCCGAAGCGTTATCACGGGAATTTTTATTCTTGGATTGAAAACGGAAAATTAGTCAATCAAGGAAAGAATGTCACAGTGAATGGCATTGAAGTTGCTCATCTTAAATATGATGCGGTACTGTGGTTTGATTCATTCCCTTATAGAGAAATCCAAGCTCCGCTAATAATGGCATATATTCAGGTATGGCTTAATGAGAACGATTTATTAAGAGACCAGCTAGATCATTATGAAAGTGATTTTGACTTAGATATTTTGGATGACAAAACGGCAGATTTAAGTTTTACGATTAGCTTTGAAGAACCTCTTACAGCTATGGAAAATAACGAAGGACCATTAATGATTGATGGTGTTCATTATCAATTACAAGATATTGAAATTTATTATGCTGAAGATGTTGAGGTTAAAGTTGTAAATGATTGAGTTACGTGCAAATCCTGCAAGCCTAAAGCAATTTCGGCACGATTTAGCAATATTAATGCTTTCGGCAGGTGATAAAGCAAAAATCAAAAAATACACTGCACAGGCCATTAAACGCAATGCACAATCCAACATCAATAAACAACAATCGCCTGATGGTGTGCCTTGGAAAGCTAGGCAAAAGCCTATTGATACAACAGGTTTAAGCAAACGTGATGCCAAAAAACAAGCGAAAATGCTGAAGAACCGGGCAAGATATTTAGTGACCCAAGACATTGGAATTAGTATGGCAAAAATGTTTTACCGCATTCAGCGTACAGGTGAAATATCTTCTATTCACCAATTAGGGTTGGTAGATACCTTGCCTCAAGCAAATAATGAAAAACAATCAGGGGTAGAAAGGAAATCTTTAAATAGTCCGGCAACAGAACGACAAGCAAGACGACTTAATCAACTAGGTTATAACGTAGCGGATAAACCAAATAAGCAACCTAAAAAAATACGGTCAAAATCTGAATTAAAAATAATTCAGGAAAAATGGAAGCAAAGAATTCAGAGTGGGAAAAATCGCCACAAAGTGAGTGATAAAGAAATTATGCAAACACTCACTATAGGTCAAGCGGGTGTTTTAATTAGGCTATTAGATCCTAATTATGATGCAAAAACTTATAGAGAACGCTTCAAAGCACGTAATGCTAAGCCACTACCTAAGCGAACATTCTTAGATACCGATGAAAAACGTAATGCAGAAAGAATGACCAAAGCAATTGAACGGTTATATAAAGAGAAAAAATAAAATTCAAAATAATAAGAGGACAAACAAATGTTCCCAGGTGTACAAATCAATGCCCTTAATTTATTAAGCGGTGAAAACAAAGAAATCGAACGCCACGCATTATTTGTGGGCGTAGGCACGCACAATGTCGGCAAGTTAATGTCACTTAGCCCTGATAGCGATTTAGATAAATTGCTTGGCGAAGAAAAAACAGTGCTGAAATCGCAAATTAAAGCAGCAATGTTAAATGCCGGTCAAAATTGGTTTGCTTATGTGTATGTTGCTGCTGAAGACGGCTACGATTTTGCAAAAGCAGTATCGGAAGCTAATGCGGTGTCATCGTTTGAATATGCGGTAAATACCTACACGTTAGGCGTAGATAAACAAAAAATTAATGCTTTGCAATCGTTGTATGCTGAGTTGGTGGCGAAATTAGGTCGCCGCACATTCTTTATTCAAGCCATTGAACCGATTAACGCAGATGAAGAATCGGGTGAATCTTGGGATGACTATGTGGCTAAATTAGTACGTTTGCAAGAAACATTGGCGTGTGAACACGTAATGCTAGTGCCGACTTTATTTGGTAATGAAGTTGGAGTGATTGCAGGGCGTTTAGCCAACCGTGCGGCCTCTATTGCTGACAGCCCTTGCCGAGTGCTAACCGGTGCATTATTGGATATGGGAGCATCAGAAAAACCAAAAGATAAAGATGATTCAGAGTTGAATTTATCTCACCTCAAAGCACTAGAAAAAGCTCGCTATTCTGTGCCGATGTGGTATCCGGATTATGATGGTTATTATTGGTCTGACGGCAGAACCTTAGATGTTGAAGGTGGCGATTTTCAGGCGATTGAAAATTTACGGGTTGTAGATAAAGCTGCACGTGCCGTGCGTTTATTGGCGATTGCCAAAATCGGCGACCGTTCGTTTAATTCAACCGCTTATAGCACCGAATACCATCAGCAATATTTTGCTAAACCGTTGCGTGATATGAGCAAATCTACCACGGTAAACGGTAAAGAATTTCCGGGTGAATGCTTCCCGCCGAAAGATGATGCGGTCACTATTACCTGGCACAGTAAAACTAAAGTCACGATTTATATTAAGGTTCGTCCGTATGACTGCCCGAAGGAAATTACCGTGAATATTTTCTTAGACTTAGAAACATTGGGGGATTAATCAATGGAACGCATTTCAGGAATGTCTTTTGACTTTGCTTTTATGGGCTTACCGATTCACGCTGAAAATATTACCTTGAGTATTACCGATAATTCAGCCGTTGCACAAACCCGAGGTGTTCCGGACGGCTGGGTAAGCGGTGATGTATCGGCAGAAGGTGAAATTGAGTTAGATGCTAAAAATTTTGCAAAAATCTCAACTGCCGCCGCTGCAGCAGGGAGTTACCGCAATTTACCGGAAACCGATTTCACTTTTTTTGCAATGCGAGGCGGTGTACGGGATAAGGTGGAAACCTTCGGCAATAAGTTAGTGTTGTCCGACTTGTTAAATATTGACCCTAAAGGCGGCTCTAAAACAACTAAAAAAGTGATGTTTTTTGTGACAAGTCCGGATTTTGTCAGAATTAATGGCGTACCGTATCTTTCCGATGAAGATACCCGCGATTTAATCGGCTAATCGAATTTAGGGGCAATTTGAACACTACAGATAACAATAATAATAAACGAAAGAGCAAATTTGCCCCTAATCTTGCTTGAGGTCTTGGAATGAACGGAAAATTAGAAGGTTCAGTACCGTTTTTAGGCTCATTACTTGCTTTAGTATCAGGATGGAACTTGTCTGAATGGGCATCGTTATTCGGTATTTTATTTGGTGCAATTACAGTCTTAATTACTTATAAAAAATACAAAGAAGACATTGCTTTGCACAAACAGGAATTAAACTACAAATTATTATTGGCTCGGATTGAAGCTAAAAAATTGGGGATAACAGATGAAAGTATCGGGTAAGGTTTTATTTATCGGCTGCTCTATTTTGGCTGTTTTGGCATCAGTATTTGAATCACCCAAAGCAAGTGAAATCAGAACGAGTAAAGAGGCTTTATTGTTAATTGCAAATGCAGAAGGCTGTGCAAGAACGCCGTATCGTTGCCCTAGTGATGTATGGACCGATGGTATCGGCAATACTCGCAATGTTACACAAGGTCGCTATTTAAGCCTTGAGGAAATTGCTGATGATTTTATTGAAAATATCAAAGTTGCCGAACAATGCGTAAATACGCATTTTAACGGTAGAAAAATGACCCAAGGACAGTTTGATGCAATGACATCACTTGTTTTTAATGTGGGGTGTTATGGTGTAAAAACCTATTACAACAAGCAATTAGGAAAAAGAGTGCCTACATCACTCTACAAGCACGCCCAATCACTTAATTTTAAAGCGATGTGTAGCCATATTAATGATTTTAACAAGTCAGGTGGCAAAGTGTTAAAAGGCTTAGTTACCCGACGAGCCAAAGAAACTGAATTTTGTGTGAAATCCTATGCGTATTAAAGAGATTATTTTTCTATTCTTCTGTATTGGGTTTATTGCTTCTATATTGGGCTTAAACCATTACCGCTTAAAAGCTGAAAAGAATGCAGTCGCACTTCAACAAGTGCAAAAAAACTATGATGAAAATCAGAAAATGTTACAGAAATATCAACAGCAAATGAGCAAACTGACTACGGCATTAAATGTAGCAAACGCACAAGCTGAACAACGTAAACAACTATTGCAAGAGGTGTTGGCAAATGAAAAAAATCAAAAATGGCGTGATGAGCCTGTGCCTGATGATGTTATTCGGCTGTTCAAAGAGCGTTCCAGACGTGGCGAAGCAAAAATTAATTTGCCCGCAAACCACGGAATGTCGGGCAATCAGCCCGCAAGTGAAAACTAACGGTCTAATGGCACAAAGCCTTAATGATGCTCTTGATAAATTAGATGTATGCGTAATTGCCTATCAAGCTATAACGCAATGCATTACGGATTTTAATAACCAAAAATAAAAACCAAAAAGGAACTAAAAATGACAGAACCAGTTAAAAATACGGCCCAAACTTTATTAGAAAAATTAATGGCAAACGTGAAAGATAGCGTAACCATTTCAATTTCAGGTGTAGATTTCACTTTTAACCGTGACGATGCCGCTTATGATGCAATGGTAAACGAAATTGAAGGGAACAATAAAACTACCCCGATTAAAGATTACTTGTTGGCAATTATTCAGCGAGAGCATCGAGACGAATTAATCAAAATCATTAATGTGCCTGGATTAGCTCCGCAGGTTGCGGGTGCAGTAAATAAGGTGCTAGTGCCAAAAGTTGAAATCACTGTAAAAAACTAGCACAGCGTGTGAATGCAATAGAAAGCAATGGTTTATCACAAGCCATTGCCCTACGAATGCATTATTTACCACACGCAGATAACAGTGAGTACAATCTTGCTAGAGCAATTTGGCTAAATAAACAATATTTTGAAAACTTAGCCAATTCAGTATCAACAGGCATTGCACAGTGTTTTTAGGTGTAATGCCTTTTTATTAGGTTTTTAATCATTATGGCAATTCCGGGTTTAGAGTACATCATCAGTTTAAACGACCAACTTTCAGGACCTCTTAAAGAGGTAATGAAAGATGTAGATGCATTAGGCGATAGTCTAACATCTATTGCAAGTATTGGTGCTGCTTTTGCCGGTGCTGCCATTGGTATTGGTGCTTTTGTTGATACTAACTTAACTGCTTTAGATGAAATTCATCAGTTATCAAATGTTACTGGGGTTGCTGCAAAAGAAATTTACGAATTAGGCAAAGTAGCAGAAGTAAACGGCTCAAGTAGTGCCGCTGCTCAAGCCTCTATTGAAGGCTTGTCGAAAACCATTGGTGAGGCGGTAACCGGTGTTGGTAAAGGAGCTAAAGCTTTTGAAAAATTTGGTATTGCGGTAAAAAATCAAAAAGGTCAAGCACTCCCTTTTAATGATGTATTAGATAACATTATGGGCAAAATGTCTAAAATGGATGAAGCATCGCAAATTGCAATGCTATCTAAGTTAGGCATTGATAAAACAATGATTCAAACCCTACGAATGGGTTCAAAAGAGCTGGATAATGCAAGAAGGAAAGCACGGGCATTAAGTTTAGGTGTTGGACTTGACGAAAATGCAAAGGCTGCCGCTGAATTTAAAGATGCTCTAACACTGGTTACGCAGGTTATTAAGGGGGCTGGCGAATATATTAGTGTGCGGCTAGCACCATATTTGCAAAATATTATGGAGTTATTCACAGACTGGTACATCGTGAATAATGATTTAGTCAAAGAGAGCCTGGACGGAATTACTACAGCCTTAGGTAATGTACTGAAATTTGTGTTTAAGACCGTGCAAGCAATAGATCGTATTTTACAAGCCACAATAGGCTGGAAAGGTGCTGCATTAGTTTTAGTTGCTGCTTTAGCTTTGGTTAAAAAACAAATGATTTTAACCTTTATTGCTAACCCGGTAACTAAATTAGCCACAGGGATTCTTGCTTTAATCTTATTAATTGATGATTTAGTCGTTTATATGAAAGGCGGTAAATCTTATTTTGGTACAGCGTGGCAACCATTAGTTGATGTTATTCGTGCTTGTCAGGTGCAGTTTGCGAAATTTAAGCCTTATTTATCTGCTGTTTACGAAAAATTGAAACCATACCTACCAATGATTATTGGTATTGTAGCCGGAATTAAAGTGGGAGCTTATGTATTAAGTGGCATTGCTTCTGTATTTGGTGTTGTAACTACTGCAGCAAAACTATTTTTTACTGTATTAAAAGTCGGTATTTTAGGCAACCCAATAGGATTAATTTTGACTGCATTAACTACCTTAGGCGTTTTGATTTACGAAAACTGGGACGTATGTAGTGCATTTTTTAGCAATTTAGGTGCTGATATTCAAGATGTTTGGGGGAAATTTACTGCTTGGTTAGGCAGTGTTAAACAGTGGTTTGTTGAATTGGGTGAAAATGTTTACGGCATTTGGGAAAGTATTTGGGGCAATATTACTGTAATTTTCACCGGTGTAATGAATACCATCACTCAATTATGGCAAAGTGTGACAGACGGCTGGAAAAATACAGACCCTGCACAAATTTTTAGCTCTTTAGGTAATGGGGTTAAAAACGTATTCAATAATATTTTTACCGGCTTGAAAAATATGTTTATTGACACTTTAAACTGGATTATCAAACAAGCCAACAAACTAGGTGGGGTGATCGGGGTGGAAATCCCATTAATACCAACAGTCAGAAATGAGCCATTTCAACAACCCCAGGCTAATTTATCAAGTAATGCAGCAAATATTGCACAAGGTGTTTTTGGTACAGTAAAAAATATTTCAAATTTAACACCAGATCGAAAAGTAGTACAAAACGAAGAGCAGAATGCGGTTAAAACTCCTAAAATTGAATATAACTTGAATCAAGTTAATAAGACAGGGGAGAGCAATAAAATACTAAATGATTTAAATAAAGTAAAAGCGACAATTCACATACCAAAAGAATTGGAGCAAACAAAGGCAGTCAATAAAATACAAAACCAAAACCCAACGGCACTAGAGAAACCGAATGTTAATAAACAGCATTTTGCCTTACCGGAAAGCACTAAAGCTCAATTAGTGCCAATGCCTCAAGGTTCAGTAAGTAAAAATATGACTATGAATCAGAATAACAGTAAAACGGTGCATATTGGATCTATTGTAGTGAACGAAGCGGTAAATGCACAGCAACTGGCACAACAAGTAAAAGATAATGCAGGGTTAATGGCGTAATGAGTGAAAAACTTTATATTGATTTATTAATTACAGGTGAGGACATCACTTTAGATAGCGGCAATCAACCCATTATGTGTAATAACCGAGTATCTATCGCCCAAGATGTTAAGCACGCTATTTTAGAAAGTGGATTAGCAACATTACTGATTGCAGAACGTAGCCGCATTCTTCGCCGAGATATTATTTTACAGATTATTTTACTGGTTGAAGAAGATGAACGGTTAATTCCTGGAACTGTTGTAATTAATGAAGAAAACCCACGCCGACTGCTACTTACCGCAGATACTTATGATTTTGGCAGAATTGATAGTCAGGAAATCTTACTATGACAGAAGAATTTAAAACCTTATTAGCAGACACAGGGTTGCCAATAGAAGAAGGGCAAATCATTCAAGAATTTGAATCATTGGTCGAACAAGAAAATTTAATTACCAATACCAGTCGAATGTCGCCATTTTGGCGATTAGTGACGGCTATTGCCATTAAGCCGGTAAAGTGGCTAACCGATAATCTGATTAATGACATTTTACCTAATCTCTTTGTAAAAACGGCTAAAGGAAAATGGCTGCAGATTCACGCTTGGTCGGTGGGGTTGGATTTTAAAGAGGCGACAAAATCCCAAGGTGTTATTGAGTTCACTAAACAATCTGCAGTCACTCCGGTGACTATTAAAAAAGGTACGGTTATTCAGACAGAGCGGATTAATGACACTATTTTTAGAGTAGTTGTAACGGCAGATACCTTCATTCCTCAAGGCATACTTGCCGCATTGGTGCCGGTTGAGGCTGAATTAGCAGGTAGTAGCTATAATTTAGCAGGTGGATACTATCGTATTTTGCCCGAAACAGTACAAGGCATTGCAAGCGTAGTGAATAAAAACGACTGGCTAACCGCTCCGGGTGCAGATAGAGAAAGTGATGAAGAACTAAGACAACGTTACAAAGTACAGTTTAATAGTGTTGGCCAGCATCATATTGATAGCGTTTATAAAAGTATGATTGCTCGTGTTGCAGGTTTATCAGTTGATCGTATCTATTTTAAACATAATGCCCCACGTGGCCCGGGGTCGGCGAATGCTTATTTATTACTGGATACCGGTGTGACCAGTCAGCCGTTTATTGATGCGGTAAATAATTACATTACCAATCTTGGCAATCACGGACACGGTGATGACTTAGTCTGTTTCGCAATGCCTGAAACCCGGCATACGCTAACGTGCAAAATTTATTTTGAGCCAAATCAAGGTATTCAGAATACGCAAAAGCAATTGATATTAAAGCAAGTAGAACAAATGATTCGCTGTGCGTGGCGTGAAAATAATAATTTTGACGTACACAAAACCTACCCGTTTAGCCGATTTTCTTGGTCAAGACTAGGCGAAGAGATTCACAAGGCAATACCGAATATTAAGTCGATTGTATGGGGGCAAAATGACATCGTAAGTGATCTTAATATCCCTCGAATCCAGCAATTAACTGTGAGTGAGGTATAAATGATAAAAATCAAACTCCCCTTTTGGATGGATAAAGGTGAATTAAATAAGATTGCCTCACTCTTTGAAAAATGGTGGCAAAAAACGCTAAATCTGTTTTTGGCCACATTTATTGCCCAAGATGAAGAAAGGTGTAATGAGGAAATTTTAAATTTAATTGCTTATCAGCGTGATGTCACGAGATTTGCAAATGAACCGCTAGAGCTATTTAGAAAACGGGTGAAATACGCTTTCATTAATGCCAAAGAAGCGGGCAGTAAAGCCGGATTTATCCGCATATTTGAGCGATTAGGCATCGGTTATGTTGAGTTAGAAGAACGTTTTGATGAAGAAAATTGGGATGTAATCAAAATCAGATTAACCGATTCACAACTAGCTAAAAATCCGGATTTACTCAATTTGATTATTCGCCAATACGGACGAACCTGTCGCCGTTATACTTTTGAAGTGTTGATTAATCATAAGGTACATATTTATCACGGTGAATTTAACCACGATTACCGAACTCACGCAGTAAAATTGGCTATTTAACCTGTTAATTCCAATAAAAATAATAATAGGAAGAACAATGACAACATTAGCAACCCCACAACTTGAGCAATATATTTCCCAGCAAATTGTCAGCGGTCAAACCGTTGTATTTGATGAATTTATTTTTGCCAATATCCCAAATTTAACCGCAGATAACCTACAGAATCATCTAGTTATTCCTAGCGCATCGCATATTGTACATAGACAAGTAGTATCACAGACAGGTGTTGTAAACCAAAATTCAGTAGTGTATTCCGTCACTATCGGTTCAGATATTGGCGATTTTAATTTTAACTTTATCGGCTTAATCAACAAGTCAAAAGGCTTGTTGGGTATTGCTATCTATACCGATACCGTAAAAAAACTTAAAAATAAAAACGGCATTCAAGGTAATAGCCTTACACGCTCAATTTTGCTTGAATTTTCTAATGCTCCACAGCATACAAATATTACGGTTCCCGCTGAAACGTGGCAAATTGACTTCACTCTACGTTTAAATGGTTTAGATGAAAAAATTCGCCTAACTAACCGTGATTTATACGGCAGAGCGGTGTTCTTTGATGATGGTTTTTTGCTGAAACGTAAATCCGGTAATAATTTTACAATTACTGCAGGTACAGCTTATGTAGAAGGTGTACGGACCAATATTATTGCAGACGAGAATATTACTTTAGCATTGCCTTGTTCGGTATATGTTGATGTAGTGCATCATTGCACCGTAACCGGTGCTTATCAAACCGAGGTGAAATTCTTAAAAACGGCTAAAAGTGATTATATTGATACTGCAGGTAATCAACACTATGTACAAATCTTGGCAGATATTGACCAAAACGGCAACATCACAGACCGTCGGTTATTATCGCCATTGTTAGGCATTAAACCTAAAGATTTGGATGATACAACAGAAAGTAGAGCAGATAAAACAGGGCATACCCATAAATTACCGTTAGCCACTTTGCTTAAAAAAGGCATAACTAAGCTCTTTTCTGGCTTAGATTCCGATGCCGAAGATATGGCAGCTACGCCAAAGGCAATTAAAGCCCTTAAGAGCTTAATTGATGCCATTACACGCAACCTAAACAACTACATCCCCAACAGCAAAAAATCGAATGCGGTAAACAGCAATAGTGCTGACACAGTGGCGACGAGCGTAGCGGTTAAGACTGCCTATGACTTAGCCGATGCCGCTTATAAAGTTGACACTAATAACCAAAATCAAAATCTCAATAATTTGCTTGGGCAAAATACGGTATTTGGTACATCGGGTCGGGCAGCCGGTACAACCGGTTTGAGTGGTATTTATAACTACGGAGTCGGTTTAGCGATGAGTGCTTCCGGCGCTAGAGCAATGCTCTATATCCCTCACTCTCACGCCGGCAGTAATAATGGCGTTTGGGTGCAGGCAAGTTTTGCTGGCAATAACTCGGCAGCGCAATGGAGGCGTATTGATGGTGCGGATTTTGCTGATATACGTGGTAATCCATTTACGGTAGCTGGATACAAAATAAGTAGCACAACAGGATATATCAGTGTGCAAGCCTCAAATGCCGGATATGCCGGACTTGAGGTTGAGCGTAGCGGTACAAGTGGTAATTGGCAATCACGATTTGAGGCTCTACCGGACCGCCGGTGGAAATTTTGGACTAACTCTGACAGCCGAGGGTTTGAGCAATATTTGCCGGCAAAAAGTGGCACTATTGCATTAATGGATGATGTCAACGGTCGTGTGAGCAAATCCGGTGACACGATGACAGGCACATTATCCATTAAAAACGGTGACTATTCAGCTCTTAACACCTATAACACTGCCAACTGGTCAGTACGATGGGAGTCTGCACCACAATCGGTAGCTCACTTTGCAGCGATTGTGCAAGCTAACAATAACGGTGCTGTAGTTAATCGGGTATTAATGCCTAAAAAAAGCGGCATAGTATTACTAGATAGCGATGGTAGTATTCTTGGCGATGCTAATACCTACGTTAAGCGAGATGTAGCAGGCGACATATTTGCCCGATTACTAAGAAGTACATACCAAAACGAAAGCCGTATGGTTGGGGCGATCGCTTTCAGAGTTAATAATGGCACTGACAACTTCACACGATATTGCGATAGCCCGGCTGCGGTGCGTAATTGGTTGGGGGTTAATGTACAAAATATCGTGGTTTTACAAGGCGTCATTAATCACGGTGGCACATTACCTTTACCATCAGGATTTAATGAGTCTCAATGTAAATTTATCATCTCTACCAACAACTCTAACCCGAATGGTGAAACCTGGGACTGGAACGAGTCTTTTAAAGGCAAACATTACCGAAATATATGCGAACTCAATGGTAGAGTTGTAACCTGTCAGACAATTGTTAATGACGGTATTTCGGGACACGGAGCAATACACACCATTATTAATGGTAAAGCAAATTATATGGTAATTGGAGTTAAATAATATGTATTACATTTTTGATAAAAACGGAAATTTTATAGCCAATTCGGATTTTGAACCAAACCTTGAAGACCTCGCCGAACGAGGCGAACAAGCGGTCGAAAATGCCGAGATTTTTACAAATCCGATACTGATTAACGGCAAAATTATTGAGAAAGGAATCGCTCCAAGCCCTTATCACGAATGGAACGGTAAAAAATGGGTCTTGCCGAAAGACCAACAACAAGCGGTCATTTCCGCTGAAAAATCTGCAAAACTAGCTGAAATAAACCAACAGGCACAGGCGTTTATCAATGATTTGGCAAAATACGATGAAACGCCCTCATTTGAGCGTGATACGTGGTTAGAGCAAGCCAAAGAGGCAAAAGCGTGGGTGGCAGACCCAACTGCCCCAACCCCAACTCTTGCACTGATTGCTCAAATGCGAGGTGTGCCGATTGATACATTACGCCAAAAAGCCTACGAAAAAGCGATGGCGTATCAAACGGTGGCAGCGATTGTGGCAGGGCAAAGACAGGCCTACGAAGACCGCCTCAATGCGGCGGAGAGTTTAGAGCAAATACAGGCGATTAAGCCGGTGTATCAGTTACCGCAAGGAGGGATAGATGACAATCATTAAACTTACCAAATACGGCAGTTGTGATACGGTGCTTATTAACACAGATAGTATTGTATCTGTGCAAAAAGAAAGTAATGGCGCAGTTATTCGGACAGCCAGTGAGCAAATTTCGGTATTAGAGACAGTTACGCAAGTTTGGGATTTAATTCAAAAAGGAGTAAAAAATGACTAAATTCAAATCGTGGTGCTACCACGTCTTAATCGCCATCGACCAATTATTTAATGCTCTTACCGGCGGGGCCGCGGACGAAACTTTTTCAAGTCGTTGCTATCGTGGAGCGGTAAAAGCTAAACAGCCGAAAAAGCGTTGGCGTTTTTGGTATGCGTTTGTGAATGGCTTGTTTTTTGACAAAAACCATTGCAAACTCGCCTATTTGAGTGAGTTACACCGCAAGCAGTATCCGCCGGAGTTTACGGCAATCTAAGAGGTTAAGAGGTGCTAAATAAAAATGTGGAAAAAACAATTATTAAAACTATCCCCACAAGCCAAAATAGCACTAGATAATAATTTAAAAGGGGTTTCAACCCCTTTTAAATTATCTGTTAAAGGCACAAAGATCGGGGTGCATAACTGGTCTCACGGCACAGAAGCAAAATCAGGTAAGTATTTATCACCGGAAAACGCAGTGAAGGCATTTATTAAAAAACTTACGGATTATTCAGACCCAAATAGACCTAATGGAGTACAAGATGTTGTACTGATTATGGTGACAGCAAGTGATATTGATGTATTCATTGCGCAACTTGAGCGAGTAAGCATTTTGCTACCAGAGCCAACATTTAAGCAAGCTCTAGACTATGCAAAATCGGCAAAAACATTGCAGGATACAAAAATGGTTAAAACACCGACCATTTCAAGTCCAGCATTTGCCAATGCTGCCGATATTACCCCAGGTTCCGCACGTACAATGCAAAGCATTATGCGTAATGCTCAATCTATGGCTAATGCGGCAAAATCGGGTAATCCAATGCAAGCTATTCAAAGATTATTGCAAATGAAAGCACAGAGAGAAAAACAGAATGCAGCAAAATTAAATCAATTACTTACTGCACAGGCTCAAATTTATGCATTTACAGAACGTGGATTCTTAGAATCAGCTACAACCAAAATGCATTTGAATTTGCCTGATGCCGGCAATGTTTTTACTGCTTGCGTAATGTTTGTAGGAGACAATCTTTCACCAATTAAGGATATGTTAAATGACAATTAGAAAACCAAGCGTACAGCTTGCACTTAATGGCAAGCCAATTTATTTACATAATATCCTAATGACTGTAAGCGTTAAACGTGAAGAAAAAGATATGAGCGGTCAGAAGTCCAGTACAAAGAAAGCGGATAAAGGGATTAAGGCAAAAGAACTTAGTGTAACCGGGTTAATCCCGTATAACCAAAAGGAATGGCTAACTACGCTTTTTAATTTAGCTGAAGCTGAAGATGGTAAAGGTGAGCAAGAAAAATATCGGGTATCAGCAATTATTGCTGAAGCGGTTAATATGCGTGAAGTCCAATTTAGCGGAGAAGTAAGTGCGGTAGATGCCGGTGATAAATTAGCGTGGAAAATCCAATTTCAGTTGAAAGAAGTTAATTCAGTGGCAGAGAAAAAAGAGGGTAGAAAGAAAAAACCAACCGCGAAGAAGCAGGGAGAAAAGGCTAAATCAACTAAAACAAATTCAAACTCAACTAAATCTTCAGGTGGTGCGGTGGGTAATGGAGATTCACCGGAAAAGAAAAAAGAAACATCATCCGTCTTAAGTGACATTTTAGGTTAAAGAGGTTACAAAATGAAAATTATAAAAACCTGTTTGCTTGATGAAAAGGAAGTTGAGCTATCTAGCGAGCATATTATTTTAGAACTTAATAATACTGGTCGTGGCTATGTGACGGTAAAAACTGAAGACGATTGCGTAGGTAAAAAGGTCATTTTTGAAATGGGTGAATATGACCACTACTACACTTGGTTTAATGGCTTTGTAGAGCGAGAACAGTCAGCAGAAAGTGGCTATAAAAAATTATTTATCCGGGAACTAGTCGCCGCATTTGAACGCCCGCTTAATTGCTCGCATCGCCATATTACGTTGCGTAGTTTAGGTGAATGGCTCACACAAACGGTCGGAATTGAAGTAAAAATTCCAACTGCCGACTATGCCGATAAACCAATTCCTTTATTCACACATAGTGGCAGCGGATACCAGCTATTACACAATATTGGGCGACAGTTTGAAATACCGCATTATATGTGGCAACAATCACCGGACGGCACACTGTACATCGGCTCACACGCAGATAGCAGATGGCACGGCAAAGATGCCGAGCTAGATAGTAAAGAGGCTCTTATCAGCGGCAGTAATGATATGACTATTCCTATTATGGCCGCTATTCGACCGGGTGCAGTGATTAACGGTAATCGCATTAAAAAAGTAGAGCTGCAAGGCGATTATTATATTCTGTCTTGGGATACCTTAGACGGTAACGGCAAACCGGTTCAAAAAACACCGGAACGCCGACAAATGGAAAACGTATTCCCCGAATTGGCTGGTGGATACCATTTACCCAAATATGCAAAAGTGGTTGGTGTAGCAGACCCTTCAGGCGGTGGTGATATATCTGACCCATTCCGTCCAAAGTACGCGGTTGAATTACAACTGCTTGATGAGGATGGCAACGATGATACAAGCACGCCTGTTTATCCCGCTGTGCCATTGCCGGTGACAAGTACGGGTTCACAAGGTGGCGATTTTGCATTCCCTGAAATTGGTACTATTGTGGAAGTTGGTTTCGCTTACGGGCGGTCTGATAAACCTTTTGTGCGTACTATGTTAGCACAAGGTAAAACTGTACCGGCAGTTGCTATCGGTGAGCAACTCAAGCAGCAACGTCCTGAAGTGTACGAAAGAACGGATTCGGCTGGAAATAAAATACGCGAAACTGACCAACGCATCACAGATAAATCTTTTGAACGTTTTATCGAAACGGATTCAGAAACTAAGAACATTGGTACATCTACATGTAATATTGATTCAGATGATACCAAAACTGTAGGTGGAAATAAGACCACGCACGTTTTAGGCAACATAGAAAGCGTAACGGCAAGTAATAAATCCGTAGGTGTCGGCGGTCAATTAGATGAAAAGATACAGGGGGTTGCAGAAAGAATATCGGATGTTAAAAATAAGTTTGTCGCTCCATTAAGTTATATAGGTAGCGAGGGGCAGAATATTTTTAGAATCCTTGAAGACTTATGCCAAATTGTTTCTGACCTTGCCAAATCGGTAAGTACACATACACATAGAGGTGGGCCACAGCCTGACACTTCAGCACAGATAGGTGGACACGGTATAAAGGCTAGTGAAGCTAAAGCCAAGCTAACACCAATCATAGAATAACAATAAAGCCACAGTACACACTGTGGCTTTTTTATATCACTAAATCTTTCCCAAGCATTCCTGCATATAGTTGTATCTGATTTTACAATCTGACGTAAAATTTTCACGGCAACGACCACGGCACGGAAAAAGCACTTCCCTCCCCGCGGAATTTATAAAAAATTTTGTCGTTTTTTCAGTTAAATTACACGTTATATAGATCTGATAAACCCTTAGAAGATAAAGGCTAAAGTTATATAGCGTGATTGTGATCTTAACTGAAAATTTTGCGAAATTTTTCAGTGTTTTTCACGTTATAGAGATCTAAAAAAATTATTGAATGCCATAGAACCATTGAGGAATAAGGCTTTCGGTAATTTTACGTAATGATATATCACCGGAAATTTTACAAAAAAAGAATAAAATGCCTCCATTGCGGAGGCATTTCTTATAAATCACAAAATATTAATCGCCACTTTATCGCCATTTTTATTTTGTTCCTGGGTTTTTGTTATTGTAACTAATTGATTTTAAAAGTCTTTATTTCCATAAAATGCTTTGGTCATAATCGCTTCCATATCTTCAATCATTGCCAAGCGTGGGTTTGCCGGTGTGCATTGGTCTTCAAATGCGTGTAGGGCAAGTTCACGGCGGGCATTCAAGAAGGCTTGTTCATCAACGCCTTGCTCGCGTAACGACATTTTCACACCGCAACGAACGGCTAAATCGTGTACTGCTTGGGCATAAGACTCCACTGCTTGTGCCGGTGTTTCTGCCGGTAAGCCAAGCATTCTGGCAATATCTTGGAAACGCACATCGGCGACGTAATTGGTATATTTCGGCCAAGTTGCCACTTTGGTCGGGCGTGTGCCGTTATAGCGAATAACGTGTGGCAGTAAAATCGCATTGGTTCGACCGTGAATGGTGTGGAATTTACCACCGATTTTGTGTGCCATTGAGTGACAAATCCCTAAGAAAGCATTAGCAAATGCCATACCTGCCATTGTAGAAGCATTGTGCATTTTTTCACGGGCAGTCTCATCGAACTCTTTGACCGATTTTTCTAAGTTTTCAAACACTAACTTAATAGCTTGCAAGGCTAAACCGTCAGTATAGTCGTTAGCTAAAATCGACGTGTAAGCCTCGGTAGCGTGAGTTAATACGTCTAAGCCGGTATCGGCTGCAACGTGGGACGGCACAGACATCACTAATGCAGGATCGACAATCGCAATGGTTGGAGTAAGCGAGTAGTCAGCAAGCGGATATTTAATATCGCCATCGGTGATTACCGCAAACGGTGTCACTTCAGAGCCTGTACCGGAGGTGGTTGGAATACCGACAAATTTCGCTTTTCTGCCTAATTGCGGGAATTTGAATGCACGTTTGCGGATATCCATAAATTTTTGTACTAAATCACGGAAATCGACTTCAGGTTGTTCATAGAATAACCACATAATTTTGGCTGCGTCCATTGGTGAACCGCCACCAAGTGCGATGATAGTATCCGGCTGGAAGCTACGCATTAATTCTGTACCACGTTGTACGGTTTGGAGGCTTGGGTTTGGTTCAACATCGGTAAAGAGCTGAATCATCACTTGGTTACGACGTTGGCGAAGTTGTTCGGTGATTCTATCCACAAAGCCAAGATCCACCATTGAGCGGTCGGTTACGATCATCACTTTATGCACATCGTGCATTGATTTCAAATATTGAATTGAGTCACGCTCAAAGTAGATTTTTGATGGCACTTTAAACCATTGCATATTATTTCTCCGTCTGCCCACACGTTTGATATTGATTAAATTCACCGCACTAACGTTGTTACCTACAGAGTTTTTACCGTAGGAACCACAGCCTAGTGTAAGCGATGGCAGGAAGGAGTTATATACATCACCGATACCGCCAAAGGTTGATGGTGAGTTCCAAATCACCCGAATTGCTTTTACACGCTCGCCAAAGGTTTTGGCTAAGGCTTTGTTTTCGGTGTGAATGGCTGCACTATGACCTAGACCGTGGAAATTCACCATCGCTTCAGACAGTTCCAAACCGTGTTCGGTGGAGTCGGATTTTAATAGAGCCAGTACAGGCGAAAGTTTTTCACGGGTAAGTGGCTCGCCTTCGCCCACAAAGGCACATTCGGCTAACAGAATATTGGTTTTTTCCGGTACTTTAAAGCCGGCTTGTTCGGCAATCCACGCAGCCGGTTTGCCAACCACTGCCGCATTGAGTTTTGCACCTGAGCAGTTTTCGTCTTTGGCTTTATCAACACCGAAAATATATTTTTCCAGTAAGGCTTTCTCTTTTTTGTTTACTAAATACACGCCGTAAGATTGCATCTCTTTAATAAATTCAGCGTAAATTTCTTTATCTACAATCGCTGCTTGTTCAGAGGCACAAATCATACCGTTATCGAAAGATTTTGACATTACAATGTCATACACTGCCTGTTTTAATTTAGCCGTTTTTTCCACATAAGCCGGTACGTTGCCTGCACCAACGCCTAATGCCGGTTTACCGCAAGAGTAAGCAGCCTCAACCATTGCATTACCGCCGGTGGCTAAAATAGTAGCAATACCCGGATGTTTCATTAAGGCTGAAGTGCCTTCCATTGAAGGTTGGGTAATCCATTGAATACAATTTTCCGGTGCACCTGCAGCTACAGCTGCATCACGCACAATTTGAGCAGCGTGGGCAGAGGATTGTTGAGCAGACGGGTGGAAAGCAAAAACGATAGGGTTACGGGTTTTAAGGGCGATTAACGCTTTGAAAATGGTAGTTGAGGTTGGGTTGGTGGTTGGGGTAATACCGCAGACAACACCGACTGGGTCGGCAATTTCGGTAATACCGGTGACATCATCTTCACTAATGACCCCTGCGGTTTTTAAATGTCGCATATTATTGACAACATACTCACAGGCAAACAGGTTTTTAGTAGCTTTGTCTTCAAACACACCCCGTCCGGTTTCTTCGTAAGCGTGCATTGCTAAAATACCGTGTTTATCAAGGGCGGCAACAGAGGCTTTCGCAACAATAAAATCCACTTGTTCTTGGTTGAGTTTTCTAAACTCATCAAGGGCTTTTAAGCCTTTTTCAACAAGCTCATTCACTTCTGCTTGGGCGTCAAATGGTTGAGTATTTTTAGCCAT